AATATAAAATTAGCAATTATTAAAATTATGAAAGAAGAACTAAAAATAATCTTTGAATTATGGGAGCTAGAAAGAGAGTGGGAAAAGATAGCAGACCCACAACTTAATTGGTATGGAAATATGACTTTTCACAATCCTAATGACCAAGAACTATTTAGATTGGTAGAGATACAAAAACAACAACGAGAATTAAAAAAAGAACTAAGAAAAAAAATAGGTTGGTGGAATTATATAAAATATTTAATAGCACCACTTACATTTACAAAAAATTTAACAAGCAACCCTAAAGCTTAATAAAAGATGAAAAGAGAAAAATCTTGCAGAGAAGTAATACTAGAATACATAAACTCCACAGAAGGATTTACTAAAAAAGCATTACTGTATGCAATTGCAGAAGACTGGTTAGCAGAAACAGTAGGAAGAGCGTGCAGAGATTTAGAAGAAGAAGGGATAATACAAAAAGATTATTACGATGGAAAATATGCAAAAGGTTTGGTTATGTATGCTCGTCTAGGAGAACAAAAACCAATTCCAATAATTCCAAAGTATGAGTTCATAGAAGCAAACGGTCAAATGGTAGCGAGATTAATAGTTAATTAAAATAAAAATATGGATGACGAAACAATTTTAGCTAGAGGTGGTACAGAAGAAGACATAAAGAAATATGCCGAACAAAATGGTGCAGATTTAGATGAATCTGATGTTATAGCAGAAGAAATGTTTAACACTTTTGTAGATATTATTGACGAAAAGGGAGATGAAGCAGGGAAAGAGTATTTAAAAAGTATTTTTCAACATGAAGATAGAAATAAAAGACAAAGACTTATTGATTCAATACAAGCAAACGAGCCAATTTACTTAAATGATTACGGCAATGCTATTTCGGAAGAAGATTATTTAAACTTTGAAGCATGGGTAGATAGTGTAGGTAAACCAGAAGGCTCAACAATAGAAAAATTTACTAGGTATATAAGTAGTAAATATGAAGGATAATCTATGAAAAGAACAAGATTAAACAAAATAGGTAAAGTAGGTCAAGCTAACATAGAAGCAAGGAAAAGAATAGCTGAAATATCAGAAGAAAAAGGACTTAACTACTGTGAGATAAACCTTGAAGGTTGTTTAGGTGGTATGTATCTAGCCCCAGCTCACCGTAGGAAAAGAAGTTTTTACCGAGGGGATGTAGAACTACTATCAGATTACAACGAATGGGTATGTGCTTGTGTCAGTTGCCATAACTTAATAGAACACAATCAAGAATTAACAGATAAAATATTTAAAAAATGTCGCTCGAATTAACTCTTAAAGGAAGTCCACAAAGCACAAATAATATTTACCGAAGTGTAGGGCATAGAGTCTATATGACGGCAAAAGGTAAAGCTCTTAAAGAAGATTATCAATGGCAACTAAAATCACAGTATAAAGGCAAACCACTAACAAAAGATATAGATATGAGAGTAGAGTTATTCTTCGGCGACGAAAGAAAACGAGATATAGATAACTACAACAAAATACTACTAGACTCTATGTCAGGAATAATCTTTGAAGACGACTCGTAGATACAATCATTACTAATAATTAAAAATAAGGACAAAAAAAATACGAGAATAGAAATACAATTATGAAAAAAACTAAAAACAAAATTAACAGACACACATTAGCAATGGGAAATCCAGCAAAAATAATCTCGGTAAAATACTTCCCAAAAGAATTAGAAATACTAGATAAAAAGAGAGGAGATACAGAAAGAAGCGTATATATAAGGGAAAAATCTCTTAAATAGTTATCCACAGTTGATACTTGTGTTAGTATTACGCAAGGTATATAATATATACATAGCTAAGAGAAACATTATAAGACACTCGCCTAGCTAAAAAAGTATGATAAAAAGAACAAAGCAAAACTGGTCAATAGGAGAATGGGTAAAGGTTGGATTTATGAAATTAAAAGTAACTGGAATGAGAGCTGAATACGATATGTTGCCTGATATATACGAATTAGAAAGTGAGAATGGCAAGAAATACGAATTTATCCCACATAACGGTTTATACGCAATATAATGGATAAAGAAATGGAGTTAGGTTTTCTAAGTTTAGATTTACAAAGAATAAAAAAAGATGCCGAAGAAATAGCAGGACAATGGAATGGAGATGAAGCAGGAGAGCAAGAAGATAAAGCACATTTTGCAAATGAAGTAATAGAAACAATAGATTCGTTGCTAGAATTATTAGAAGAAATGTATGGTTAAGGCTCTAGTCCAGCCAAATTAAATAACCTAAAAAAGTATGAAACAATTAGAAAAAACAATAGATTTTTTACAAAGTGATAAGTGTATAAAATGGTCTAGCATTATAGCAGGAACTTATTTACTAGGGGCGATAATAATAGGAATAATATAAATATATGGGATACACAACAAGTTTTCAAGGAGTAATAAAGATAACACCAGAATTAAAAGCAAGTGAAATAAAGTTTATACAAGGTATGTTTGGAGATATGAGAGATTGGAATCCAGCTATGGCTAAAGAATTATATATGACTTGGTTTAATTTTGAATTTGATAAAGACTTTACAGGTATTGGTTGGGATGGAGCAGAGAAGTTTTATGATGCCGACAAATGTATGGAAGTTTTAATAAACGAGACAATTAAAAAATATCCACATTTAAGTTTTAATGGAATTTTACAAGCACAGGGTGAAGATTTTGATGATAGATGGCAACTAATTGTTAAAAATAACAAAGTATCAAGAAAAGAAGTTGCACTAAAAGGAAAAATTATTGAATGTCCTCACTGTGAAGAAAAGTTTGAATTAGAAGAATAATTAAATCTTATGAACCACCAACTCTTAAAAAAATCAATAAACGCTAGAAACATACAAGCAATAAAAGAACTTGTAAATCGGGAGGACAACTGGATAGATTATATGCCTCCAATTCCCAAATTTGAGAAGCCTAAAAAACAAAAATGGTCGGTAGGGCTTTGGAACTTAGCACGTCAATTCTACCCTTAAATATATGAAAGATTTATTAATTTTTACGGGAACAATATTCCCAATAAGTATAACTTTTTATCTTGTAGGCTTAGGTGTAATAGAAGGAGGAAGTTTAATTGGTAACATTGTAGCTTTTGTTTCTGGTTGTGTTAGTGGAATTATTTTTTCATTAAAACATTAAGTTTAGTTCATTGAAAGCAATAATGGAGGGAGGCTGGGGGAAGTGGTGGAATGGTATACACGTCCTTACGAGGATTAACATATATAAGGCATCAATAAGCCGAAATTACTTTGTAGGTTCGAATCCTACCTTCCCCAATCTCTCTTCATTAAAACAAAAGAATTGTGTATCTAAAGGGAGGAGTCCAAGAATCCGATAGGGTCGCCTTAACTAACCAATAAGGTAGGTAGACGAGTAAGGATGGAAAGTCTGCTTAGGGTTTCAAATGCCCTTCCTCCGTTCAGGTACATAATTCAAAACTCTAGTGTGTTTAATAACTGTGATTGAAAGATTTGCCCGAGTCAGGTTTATGGGTAAAGCAATGAAAACTAACAGCTTAACCTTACCCTAGTTAGATGGGTGGGTTCACAGGTTCGAATCCTGTAATCATTCAATCCAGTTTCAAGCACATTAGATAAATTATAATTAACTTAAAAAATATATGGAAGAAGAATACGAACCAATAACAAAAGAAAGTTTAATCGCAGGATATTTAGGCTTGTATATGGCAGGAGAAAATGAAGATTTAATTATAAGCCAAATCAAAAAAGTCGCACTAGATGATAGGTTAAAATGGAAAGAATAATTAATCACCCCCTTCCCTTCGGGATTATAGAATGGAGAATGTAAAGTGAGAGAAATAAAATTTAGAGCGTGGAATAAAGAAAACAAGAAAATGGACTATTTTCATCTAACACATGGAGATAGTTACGGAATAGGCGGAGATATTTTCCCTGAATACGAAATAATGCAATACACAGGACTCAAAGATAAAAACGGAAAAGAGATATACGAGGGGGATATTATGAAAGTCTTAGACAGAGATTGGGTTGATATGGAAAGAGACACTAGAACTTTTGTTGTTTATTATGCAAAAATGTTTCATTCAGCAAAAGACAAAGCTCAAGCTCAAGAAGATATACGAAATCAAATTAGAAAGATTGAATCCTTCATAGAAAAAATAAGGAATGACGCGTTAGAGGGGCAGAGGTTAATGATAGAAAAAGGAGTTAACGATATTATTTGGAATGAAGATGGTGGATTAAAATCGCACGATATTTCATATATAGTAAGTTCAGTAATGCACTATTTGATGAATTTAAAAGTTAATAAATAAAACAAACAATATGAAAAACATATCAACAAGTGATGGAGAAGAAATAAATGTTCCTATTATGACAAACGGTGCTATTAAAACAACTAATTAAAACAATATGAAAACAACAGGATATATAATAGATTATAAAGAACCCGAAAATAATATGAAAGAACAAGAATTAAGAGAATCGTTTTATGAAAAATTTACTGAGTCATTAGATGAACTTGGTGAAGTGCGAGTTTTAACAAATGATAGCCCTGAACAAATCGCACGCTTCTGGCTACTCAAACGTGAAGTTGAATTGGACGAGAAAAAAGATATATTTGAGAATTTATATCTTATGAATATTATAGATAAAAAAGCATTAGCTGTAATTTTATTTATAATCGATGAAAAACTAAAATGAGTAAATGGCTTGCCTTAGAAGATGAGATAAACGGGTATAAATGGATTGTAATTCTACCTGAAACAGATATAAAACCACATTCAAAAGAACTAACAGGAGATAAAAGAGAATTAGCAGATAATGATTGCCCTTGTAACCCTAGAATAGATTGGATTAATAACTTAATTATACATAACTCATTTGAAGATATTGAAAAAATAGAGTTCGCTTTAAATAAACTAAAATGAAACTAGAACGATACTTAGGAATATTAAAATATATGCTAGAGAACTACGATAAAGACGCTCTTAACTGGGACTCTATCGTAGAAACTTTAAAAGATTTCGCTAATAAGAAAAAAGTCGAGAAATGTATATGTACAAAAAAGGTCGAAAGTAAATGCTACTGGCACGGGAAATGAAAAAATTTATAAATAAAACTTGCCAAAACTGTCGTATAGTGTATTCATATTTTAGAAATGACCCATACTATAAAGAACATTTTTGCACAATGCAATGTTATAAATACGAAGATATTAAAGAAACCATGAAACAATTATCTAAGGAAGATTACGAAGAAATAGTGCATAAACAATTTATTTATCGCCCTCGTCGTATAGGTAAATTCTCTAAGACTAAAATACTTCAATGTAAAACTTGTGGCGTAGATTTTGAAGTATCAGAAATAGTAGCAAATAATGGAAGAAAGTATTGCAATAAAAATTGTGTATGGAGGTTAGATTTGCAAACAAATTATTAATATAATATAATTAAGTAATATGAAGAACAAAAATCTCGCATCGTTATTAGAAGAATTAAAAACAATAAACTTAACTGGAAAGATTGGCTACGCTGTAGCTAAGAACAGAAAGTTAGTAGAGCAAGAGCTTGAAACTTTAAACGAAACTCTAAAAGTTTTACCAGACTTTGAAAAGTACGAGAAAGAAAGAATTACTTTACTAGAAAAACACGCAAGTAAAGATGAAAAAGGTAAAGCTGTAATAGAAAACAACGCTTACAAAATAGAAAATCAAGAAGACTGGGAAAAAGCTATCAAGGATTTACAAGAAACCCACAAAGAAGCAATAACTTACAGAGAAAAACAACTAGAAGATTTTAATGCTTTATTGGAAGAAGGCTCAAAGCTAGAATTTTTTAAAATAACAGAAGACCAAATCCTAGAAGAAAAAAATGCAACAGCTCAAGAAATATACACATTATTAGAATTAACTAAATAAATCCTATGGAAAACGAAGTAACAGGAACAGAAGTAGTTGAAGAAACTGCTGAGATTACAGGGACAGAAACACCTGAAGCAACAGAAGAAGTAGAATAAATTTATGTTTATCCCAATATTTATACCAACTCAATATACTAAAATTCCAAGAATTAACCACGAATATGAGTTTAAAAAAGTATTAGTAGAAACTTTAGGTAAACTATTAGACGTTAAGTTAGAAACTGGAGAAATAACTTTGCAGGAATGGGTAAATGAAAGAAATAAACATTATGAAGGGTTAAGACAAACATTAAAAAGTTAGGTTCATATATAGCTCATAAAGATTTTTGTGGGCTAAATTATGGAAGATAACAAGACACAAACAACTGAAAATACAGAAAATCAAACAGGTAAAATCAGGGACGAGCAGGGAAGGTTTATTCCTGGTGTAAGTGGCAACCCAGATGGCAGACCACCAGAGACAGAAGAAACAAAGATAATAAAGAAAGCACAAAGGGAGCTTATATCTGAATACAAAGAAAAACTAGCAGAAGCATTACCATTAATTAGCCCTGTCCTTATAGCAAAAGCTATGGAAGGAGATATGCAAGCTATTAAAGAAGTAAACGATAGGGTAATGGGTAAAGCAGAAGCTAAGACGGACATAACATCAGGTGGAGAAAAACTACCTATACTAGTTAAATTTATTGATGGAACAAACAATTAATATCCCCATAAAAAAGTTAAGCGAAGCCAGGAAGCTTAAAATGCGTAACTATTATAAAACTAATAGGGAGCAATTACTGATTACTAAAAAAGAAAAATATAAATTAAATAAGGACTTATATCTTGGCAGAAATAATGAATGGAGAAAAAATAATAAAGATAAATATATTGAAGGTAAAAGGAAAGAATATCTTAAAAATAAAGAAAAATATTCAGAATACCGCAAGATTTATCAGAAGAAAAAATTGAAAGAAGATAGTTATTTTAAATTTAAACATTTACTTAGAGCTAGATTAAGGATTGCTATAAAAAACAAATACAAAAATGGCTCAGCCGTTAGAGATTTAGGATGTTCTGGAGAAGAAGCATATAATTATATAGAATCCTTGTTTACAGAAGGAATGAATTGGGATAATTATGGTTTATGGCATATAGACCACATAAAACCACTATCAAGTTTTAATTTAGAAGATAAAGAACAATTTTTAAAAGCAGTTAATTATAATAATCTACAACCATTATGGGCAGAGGATAATTTAAAAAAACATGACAGAACATAAGGTCATTCAAATCCCTATAGAATACAAGCGTCTATTTGATAAAGACTGGCGTGAGGCTGCAGTCTATGGTGGTAGATACTCTCTTAAATCACATACAGTAGCAAGATATTTACTTATAAGAGCAAGAATGGAAAAAGTCCGTGTAGGTTGCTTTCGTGAGTTTCAAAACTCTATATCAGATAGTTCTCATCAACTACTAAAAGACTTAATTAAACATTATGAATTAAATGATTTTCAAGTAACAGACAAAGCTATAATAAACACAGTTACAGGCTCAGACTTTTTATTTAAAGGATTATGGAATAACGAACAATCAATTAAATCTATTGAAGGTATTGATATTGGTTGGGTAGAAGAAGCACAAACTATTAGTGAAAAAAGTATTGAAGTTTTAACTCCTACTATTCGTAAACCAGGCTCACAAATTATTTACACATATAACAGAGATGAAGAAGAAGACCCTGTGCATAAAAGATTAGTTTTAGATGGCAGACCTAATACTTTAATAATAAATGTAAACTATGACATTGCAGAGAAGTATGGAATGTTGCCTGAAGTTATTAAAAATGAAATAGAAGACGATAAAGAAAAAAGACCAGCATTGTATAAACATAAGTGGTTAGGTATGCCTTCAAACAACCTAGAAAGGCGTATATACAAAGATTGGGCTATTATAGATGAAATACCTCACGAAGCTAGATTAGAACGCACAGGGCTTGATTTTGGCTATTCTAATGACCCTACAGCTATTGTAGATATTTATTATTACAATGGTGGATATATTTTAGATGAAGTTTGTTATCAGAAAGGATTAAGTAATAAACGTATATCAGAAGTTTTAATTAATAAAGATAATCAATCTCTAGTAATAGCAGATAGTGCAGAGCCTAAGAGTATAGACGAGATAAGACTTTATGGAGTCAATATCTTGCCAGCAGAGAAAGGACCAGACTCTATCAATCACGGAATTAAAACATTGCAAGACCAAAGAATATCAATCACAAGACGTTCTAGTAATTTAGTGCAAGAATATAGAAATTATATGTGGAAAACTGACAAAGAAGGTAAAGTTTTGACTATTCCTGAGGGTGGTAATGACCATTGTCTTGATGCTTTACGTTATGGTATGACTTCTTTAAAGAAAAATCCCACAAATATCATATCAGATGACCAATGGAACGCAGTTTTTGGGCAAAGTAGCACGTTATACCCAGATATTGGAATATAATTTGCATTTTATTTTCATTTAATAGTATAATAAGTAATATAATAACTAAATTAAGTGAGGGAAGAACACTTAATGGCAATATCAAAACAAAAAAGAGACAAAATAATAAGTCAAGCACTCACAGAAATAGTATTTGCTCGTACTTACAAGCAAGGAATCATATATAGGTGGTGGAAAAATGAAGATTTATACTATGGCAAGCGTGATAATCAATACTATGGCACGCCTAATGGTCTAGCAGGTAGTGTAACAGGCTATGGAAACCAAGAAGGAATGGCAGAAGCAAGAGCTAATGTAAACGTAGCTAGTGCAAAGACTGTTTCGTTCGTAGAAACAATGCTTTCAAAGATAGACAGTCCTTTGACCTTTAAATTTAAAAAGGCTTCAATGGCAGACTACAAGAGAGCTAAATTACTCAATGCTTTAAAAGAACAAGACGCTAATGATAATGATTGGAACTACAAAGATTTACTAGGTAAAATAGACGCTATTATTTATGGTAGAGCAATCTATACTTACTACGCAGATAGTGTAAATGGTTATCAGTCTCACTTAGAGAACGTATCAGTTTATGATTTCTTAATTGACCCTAGTGGTGGAGGTTATGACTTAGACAACGCTATGTATATGGGGCGTTACAATGTTAGAAAATCTCGCTATGACTTAGAGAAAGGTAGAAAGGAAGGTATTTATATTAGAAGTGAAGTAGATAATCTTTTAAATGGAAGTGGTAATGACGCAAACCAAACCTCTCAAGAAGACGTAAACAAAGAAAACAAATATGCTTACATAGGAAGTCCAGCAAATAGAACTATCAATGACCCTAATATGTGGAAATTCTGGGAATGGTACACAACTTACAACGGTCAAAGATATTATCTTTTAATGACAGAAAACGGACAATGTATTCGTTGTGAATTACTAACAGACTTATTCCATATTGATGATAAATTAGGCGACGCTTGTTATCCTTTTTGGTCATACGCATATATACCAAACCTTACAGAGTTTTGGACTCCATCTAAACTAGATTATGTTCGTGAAATATTTATGGCTCAAGGAGTATCTATCAATCAAATGCTAGATAATGCCGAAGCTATCAATAAGCCACAAAGAGCAGTAGATGTATCAGCAATAGAAAACATAGCAGACTTAGTGTATAGACGTAATGGAGTAATCAGAATAAAGCCAGGTATAAACATAAACAACGCTTTCAAGATACTAGAAGTAAACTCAATCAATACACCTATTCAGACTTATAACACTTTAGAAGGAATCCAACAGCTTGAATCAGGTATAACCGCCGCTGCTAAAGGAGTAGCCGAAGAAGACAAAGTAGGAATTTACGAAGGAAACCAAGCTAACACAGCAGACCGTTACGGAGTTTGGAATAAATCATACTCACAAGGTTATAAGAGATTTGCTAAACTTTGGAGATATGGCGTAGAAGATAATCTATCAGTTAAAATAGCAGTTAAGATATTAGGTTCTCAAGGGCTAGAACAAACATTATTTATCAACAAGAGAGATATTAAGCCAATGGCTAACTGGAACATCTTAATTGAAAGCTCCAACGCAGAAGAACAAGCAGACGCAGTAGACAAGAGAAACAAGATACAATTTATGGCTACTTACAAAGGAGACCCAAGTATTAATCAGAAAGCCTTGTTTGAAAAGTCAGCAAGTATAGCAGGATTTACTAACGATGACATAAGAGAGTTCTTAGATACATCAGAATACGGAGATGCCGAACTTATGGGCGAAGCAGAGAGAGATATGGAAGATTTGCTAAATAAAAAGATTATTGAACCAAACGAAAGAGCCAATGTAGCATACGCAACTCATATCTTAAACTATATGAGAGACCATAAGGAAGATATGAATGACGACCAATGGGCATTATTCCAAGACTATATGATAAGAATTGAACCAGTAGTAATGCGAAATATGGGAACGCAATTTATTAATCAAATATCCAAACAGGGATTAACCCCTATGGATGCAAGTGTCCCAACTGGTCAGGTACAACCAGAAGTAATGGGACAAAGCGAAGGACAATTAACAACTAATGAACCTAATGGGATAACCCCAAGTTCACCACAAATGTAATATGGAATACACATATAAAATTATAGACAAAAAAGAAAGTGATTTAGAAACAGTAATTGAAAAAGGTAATTGTACAACAACTTTTACTTTACAGGATATTAAAGACCATTTAGAGTTCACAGAGAAATCTCGCAGAACAGCAAAGGCACAGCTTGAAGCAGGAGAAATTCAAGACAAACTAGCTTTAGAAAGCTTACCAATGCTTAAAGACATACCAGAAGATAAGTTAGACTTAGTAAACGCTTATGTAATGAGACAAATTCAAAAACCTATATCTCTTTCAATGTTAGAAACAGCAGAAAAGACTATTGCAAGCTACACAGAGCAACTAGCAATTATAAAAGAAACATTAGGATTAAGCGACGAAGTAAAATAACTATGGATAAAAAAGAACTAAATAATCTTGAAAAATTAAAAGAACTTTCTGAGAGTGTAGGGGGATTATACTTGATTGAAAAACAGAGAGAATTAGTGATTGGAATTGTGGATAACTTAGCAAATTCTTATCAAGAAAAAACACATACAGAACTAATAACCTTGTGTGCAAAACTATCTGCAAATCTATCTTTATTGCAACTACTATCAGGAATAACTGAACAAATACAACAGATAAAAGAACTTTATAAAGAAAATAATAGCACCCAGTAATTGTGGTGCTTTCTGTGTAAGAGTTGTTTTCCCTCCCTTCTCTTATGCAGAAAATACTACACTTGCATTATAAAAAAGAGAGTAGTATAATTTTATTATCAGGGCGAAAGCCTTTTGCGGATAGTCTCCGTGAAATAAGACTGGCAGTTATGCCTAAACTAATTATGGATGAAATCCTAAGCTCCTCAGTAGAGTTAAGTACTGAAAAAAAGGTTGAACCAACTCCTGAAGTTGAACAACCAGAGGAAACAAAACCTCAAGAGGAACAACCTCAAAAGGAAACATTAGAATCATTAGAAACTCTTTCAGAGAAAACAGATGATTCAGTACCTTTAAAAAAATATATGGCAGAGAAAAACGCCAAACGAGATGTCGAAGCTAAAGTGAAACAACTTGAAGCTGAAATTACTAAATTAAGGGAAAATCCTTATAAAAGTAATCAAGATATTAAAGTAGACGTAAAATCTCTATCAGAAAAGCACGGAATTGATGAGGAAGTTCTATCAGACATTCTTAATGCGTCATATTCAATGACCAAAGATAAAGTCAAAGCAGAACTTGAATCCGAATTAAGTCCAAAACTAGCAGAATTTGAGCAAATTAAAAGAGAGAAAGAGAAACAAGACTTTGAAGCAAAATTCAATAATCTTGTGGAAGCTTCACTCAATGAAATGCCTGAATATGCAAACCTAATTGACAAAGATGACTTAAAACAATGGGTAAAATCTGGTCAATATTCAAAACTAACCTTACCTCAACTCATAGAGCAAAAGTATGGAAAGTTTGTAGTAGGTAAAAAGACACTAGAGAACTCGTATGCTTCTAAACAAGTAGAAAAGACAGACACTTCAAAACCTTTAAGTGATGACCAGTACCTAAAACTAGATACGGACCCACAATTAAGAAAAGAATGGTCTGAATCTCTACTAGAAAGAGCTAAGAGAATGTTATAAAAAGGGGGGGATTATTATTTAATCCCCATATCTGAAAACAAATAATCGGATATGTTAAAAAATGGCAGCAAATTTAGATGCTTTTAAGACAGCGTTTTCTAATACTTACGAAGAAATCTTCCAAAAAGTATTAACAGCTATGAAAATAGCAAATACACGTTTACTATCAGACCTTTACTACGGTAAGGCTATTGAGCGTGTGTACATTGATATCAGTTCAGCTAACGTAGAAGACATTACACAGTACGTTGATATGACTTCTCAAACAGTATCTGACACATCAGAAACTCTTACTGTAGACCAAAACAAAGGTATTATGTTTCAAATCTCTGAAAAGGAATTGGTACAAGCTGGTCCTTTGAATCCTGGAGAATTTATTGGTATGCAACTTGCAAGAAAGGTTGCTATCTATGTTGACGCTGATGTTCTTTATGAAACAACCAGTGCATTATATGCTTTCGATACTGGAGACCTTACAACAGGTGTTTCAACTGGAGTGCCTATCACTTTGAACTCAACAACTGTTCCTCAAATGGTAATGCGTATGCCAGCTAAACTAAGAGCAAAAAACAACCAAGTTATTACAGCAGGTTCAAACCTTGCTTTCGTTGTTGACTCTTACGGTATTGCTGATATGTTCCAATACTTGTTAGGTAAAAATGCAGACTTCGTAAATGCTTTGTTCCAAAACGGATATGTTAACGAACAAGTTGCAGGTGCTAAAGTTTATGTTTCTGAAAACCTTACAGGTGAAGCAGTACTTTCTATGGCTACCGAACCAACAGCTAATGATACAGTTACTATCGGTGGTGTTGTGTTCACATTCGTCGCTTCTCCAACTAATCCAGGAGATGTTGACTTAGGTGGTGCAGCAGATACTACTCGTGCTAACCTTGCAGCAGCTATAAACGGTGGTGCAGGTGCAGGTACAGCTTACATTGAAGTTAGTGCAGCAAATCGTATTATCCTTTCAAAGACTCTACGTCTTACAGCTACAAATGACAACACAGCTAATACACTTACATTAGTAGGTAAAGGCTCAGGTCGTTTAGTTGTATCTGAAACATTTACAGCAGGTGGCGATTCTTGGAGTTCAAACTTCATCCACGCTTACTTCGGTAAAGAAGGTGCGATTGACGTTGTTGTTCAAAAAGATGTTAAAGCTGATATGAGACCAGAACCAAAACAACCAACCACAAACATTATCTCTCGTATTCTTTACGGAATAAAGACATTTAATGATGGAAAGGTTAAGTTCCTTGATGTTAAAATCAGTTCATAGTTTTCTTACTCAGACCCTTTACGGGGTTTGGGATAAGTGAATTATCAATTAACAACAAATAAATATGAATAGTTGCTCTGACATAATACAAACATTTTCTTTATACTTTGGGGATGAGACCTCTCTTTCATCAGCAGAGGCTTTAGCACTGCTTCAAAAGAAATATAATGAAGTTTTAATGAGTGCAGAATGGGAGTTCTTAAAGAAAGTAGCAACAGGTTCAATCTCAAGCACAGACATAACACAACCTACAGACTTTGATAGACTTACTACTGACCAACAAATTTATATAGGTTCAGGTTATCAAAATTTTAAAGTAGTACCATTTACCTCTCGTAGAATGTACGAAAATCAAAGAGGGTTCTTTTATTACGATGCAAAGAATGAAAAGTTTGTATCAACTCAATCATTAAGCGACACATACTCTTTTGATTACATTTATGTACCTCCAGCACTTGACCTAGTATCAAGCAACCCAGTCTTCCCTATACGCTTTTACGATATGCTTTATCACGCTATGTGTATTGATGCAGACATCATAAATATGTCAGACAAAGCTCGTTCTTATGCAAAAGAAAACCAAATGAAATATGAAAACTTCTTAAATGATATGAAGAGTTGGAATATAAAATTATCAGGCTTTCAAGTTTATGGTATTTAACATATATGGCATTTATTGAACACAAAGTAGAAGGATTCGTGAGTGGTATTGAAAACAAGATACCAGCCGAAGACATAAAAAAAGAAGCTGGGGCTGATGCTCTTAACTGGCTTTCTGTTGATGGTGTTCTTGAACTTGCGAGAGGAAGACAAGCAATAGGGACAGAAGGCTCTTTAGGTGGAGTATTTGGAGAGATATTTGCTCCTAAAAGAAACGGAACTAAAGTACACTACCGTAAAATCAATACAAAAATACAATACTATGATGGTTCAGCTTGGCAAGATGTTATAACAGGACTTACAGCAGGAGCTAACTATACTTTTTCATCATATATCTCACAATTAGGGGCTTATGTTTATGCTACTGGAATAGATGGAGTATATAAAATAGCAACAGCTAATCCTGGCTCATATAAACAAATGTATGACGCTACTAAAAACTATAAAGGCTTTTCAATAATCAACGACCAAAGAATGTTTATGTGGGACGTATCAAGTCCTAACATAGATAAAACTGCTTTATACCTTTCAAAAATTGACCCACAAGGCACAAACTATACAACTGTTACAAATGAAGTTTTAGGAGCGTCAGGAAGTACTACATATACAGGAACTTTAAGTGCAGTAACAGGTACTAGATTTTGCCGTGTAACTTCTATCACAGGTACAACAGGTGTAGGAGTAGAAACCTTTACAGATAATGGCTCAGGAGTATTAACTTCTGATAAAGGTGGAACAGGTACAATCAATTATTCAACTGGTGCATATTCAATAACTTTCAATGCAGTAACAACAACAGGAAACGTAGAAGCAGATTATCAATGGGAAGACTCAAACGTAGGAGGTATAACTGATTTTACTTTTTCAGCTCCAAGAACAGCAGGACAAGGCGACATAATTCCACAAGAATATCTCGGTGAACCAATACAAAATGTTTTAATTTATGAAGGTAAATATTACTCTTTTAAAAAGACTTGTGTATATGAATTAGACTTAACAAATGATGACACAAACGCTACTAACAAAGTTTACAGAAGTGATATAGGTATTCCATTTATGAGAGCGTCTGTATCAGTAGGTAGAGGAATGATATATATGGACACAGCGAACCCAGACAAACCTATACTTTCAATCTTACAACGAAATCCTATTGGTGGGAATTTAGAACCAGTCAATCTTACTCCATTATTCAAATGGGAAGATTACACTTTTGATGAATGTAGTGTAGATACTTGGGGTGAGAATATAATCGTAATGGCTAAAACTTTAGACAGTACAAAAAACAATAGACTATTTCTAGTAAACACAGCACAAAATTATTCTGTAGATATTTCTTATTATGGAGGAAATACCTCAGCTAAAAATGAAGGCTTACTTTACATAGGAGATTCTATTTCAGATACAGTTTATGAAGTTTTCTCAGGCTTTGATGACTTAGGAAATACTATTGAGAATTACTGGGACGGCAAACAAGAAGATTATGGTAGTGATAAATTAAAAAGATTTAGATTTCTACGCTTTAAAGGACTGATTGACCCTGCACAATCAATAGAAGTATGGGCTGACTTTGATACAAGTGGCTATACACAGTTAGGAACAATAGTAGGTACAGGAAGTTATGTAGATTATACAAACCCACAGACAATCGGAAGCAATATGTTAGGTACAACAACAGTAGGAGGTGGCGACCCAGCAATAGCATATCCGTTCTTAATGGAAATGAGAACAAGAGTACCAAAATTCAGAGTTAGACAATTAAGATTTATAGCAAAAGGTATCGGATTTGCTTCAATTCAATGGTCAATAGATGTGGATATATTATCGTTTGACCAAAGAATACCAGCACAGTACAGGCAACAGCAGAACATATCTTTAGACGGTTTAACAACAGACCAACCTAATCCAACACATTAATTGACTATGAAAAAAATAAACATTATAATTAACTTAGGAGGACAATAAAATACTATGACAACCAGTTTACTAAAACTAGCAGCAGATTTCGACACACAATTAGCAACAGCATCTTCAATAGGTGCTACTACTGCTACTTTAGTGTCTGCAACAGATGATGACGGAAACGCTTTACCAACAGGATTATACGGACTTACAATAGACGCAGGCAATTCATCAAAAGAATATATAATCTGTACTTTAACAAGTACAGCTTTAACAGGAATTTTATCAATCACTAGACAAGGTGTAACATCTAGTGGTTTTGCTCGTACTCACAGACGTGGTGCAAAAGTTACACTAACAGACTGGGCTATTTTAAAAAGAATGCTCAATAACTTAGACGGTACAACAGGTTTCGATAGTGCAAGTCCATTATCTTATGACGGAAACCCTACATTTACAGCAGACGGACAGATAATAACTAAAAAATATGCAGATGATTTAGCAATCGCAGGTTCTCCAGACGCTTCAACAACAGTAAAAGGTATTTCTAAACTATCTTCTGCTCCAGCTTCTCCAACAAATCCTATCGCTGTAGGAGATAATGACACTAGAGTTCCAACTCAAGATGAAAATAATGCTTTAGTAGGGACTTCTGGAACACCTAGCAGTTCTAATAAATATGTAACTAATGATGATACAGCAACAACAGCGACAGCTTCAAAAGTAGCTCGTAGACTTGCAGGAGGAAACATAACAGTAGTAACCGAAACACAAGGCAATAACTCAACAAACGCCGCTTCGACTGCTTATGTAGATGCAGGATTAACTACAATTTCTAGTCAGTTACCATATACAGTAAATGCAGTAGAAACACAATCAACTTGGTTTACTTATGAAATTCCAATTTTATCAGCAAACTCAACCACTGTTGTGGCTGGTTGGGGGTTATATCAATATTTAACTATAGGAGCTACTAATAATGGTGCAGGGGGCTACTCTGCTTTAGGACAATCTAATAACGGAGGTTCTATAAACACCAAATTACCAGGAACAGGTTCAACTCAAGGATTTAAATTTTCAGCTGGTAAAAAATGGAAAATGAAATTTTATGCTCAAGTTGCTAACTCAACAAATATATGGTCTTTAGGATTAATTTTGAATAACACTACAAGTGGAATTTATGGAGCTCAAACCACAACTACTCATAATGCTATGCGTATAGTATGGAATAGCTCTACAACTTACTTAGCAAATTCTGATGGAACTAATTATACAGCAAATACAGTTTCAGTTACTAGAACTAACTGGAATCTTTATGAATTATATTTTAATGGAACTAATCTATATTGTTATGTAAATGGAACTTTAGCGGCTACAAATTCAACAAATCTTCCTACTGATTCTTCAGATAGTGTAACATTAAATATTGGTGGTGATACTTTAAATACTTCTTTAACAATTAGTCCTATAACATTTAGTTTAGAATTATAATATGGCAACAACATACACACAATCAACAAATCAAGACCCAAACAAAGCAATTTACGGAACTAAAGGTTCTGATGTTTTAAGTTTGCAACAACAACTAAACAAACTAGGTGCTGGACTTAAAGAAGACTCTTTGTATGGTCCAATGACTCAAACTGCATACAATAAATATAAATCTCAATTAACTGGAAATACAGGCAATACAGCAACAACTCAAACAATAGGTTCTGCTTTTCAACTACCAACTTTAAACACTCCATCTCAACAAGAAACAGATTACTTAGCACAGCAAGAAAAACTATCAAGAGGCGAAGACATAGTAGATACTTCTGCTATCCGTTCTAAAACCCTTGCAGACTTTCAAGATAGAATAAATGCTATCAATCAAGTCTATGCAACTAAGCTCGGAGAAGCGAAACAACAAGGGGTAGGCAGAGTAGGTCAAACTACAGCAATACTCGCTAACAGAGGGCTTGCAGGCTCTATTAGAGGGGGTGCAATAGGGGAAGAAACACTAACTCAAAACAGAGAAATAGAAGACGCTATCAATCAAGAAAAAGCATTAGCATTATCTGCTATTTATAATGATGTAAACTCAACAGCAACAGCAGAAGCACAAAGAAGAAGAGAAGCTATGCAATCAGGTGCTAAAAATTACATTGACTTCATTAAAGGACAAGACGAAAGGAAACAAACAAATATTTCAAGTGTGGCTAGTGCTTTACTTGCTCAAGGAATTGACCCAAGCACACTTACACCAGAAGAAATGACAAACATCACAGGCAAAATAAACGCTACAAGTGGGGATATTTTGAGTGCTTATAAGAAATTGAAAACTGACGAAGAATTAGCTAGATTAAAAGAGCAACCAAACCCAACTTCTAATATTCAAGAATACAACTTGGCAAAATCTCAAGGTTATACAGGGACTTTTCAAGAATTTAATGCTAAACAGCAAAGCGGTTTAACTCCATACCAACAATTTACTGCAACTCAATCTATTTCAAAAGATAATCAGAAAAGAACAGAAAATGCTAGAGAAATGGTTAGACAAGCTAATTTAATTAAAAGTTCTTACCAAAATATTTTAGCAGGTGGGGATAGAAGTTTAAACACTCAAGCTATTATTATATCATTTAGTAAAATACTTGACCCAACGAGCGTCGTTAGAGAAAGTGAGTACGATAGAACAGCCGAAGGTCAATCTTTGATTAATAGATTGCAAGGTAAATATGATAACATTATTGCAGGTGGTGCTGGTGTTACAGAACAAACCTTAAAAGAAGCGTCTGATATTGCTGAAACTTATCTTACAAATTCTCAAAAATCTATAGACCAAGAAAATCAAAGAGCAGTCGCTATGGCAAATCAATTCGGTTTAAATTCTGATTTTGTAACTAATACATACACAGGCAATCAAGGAGGTGGTACTATTATTGAAACAAAAGTCGGACCATTAAATTTAAGCACTTGGTAATATGAGTAATGATGCAAAATACGTAGCTTTAGCAAAAGCAATAGCACAAAAAGAAAGTAAAAATAATCCAAATATCTACGGAGATAATGGAACTTCTTTTGGGCTTGGACAATGGAATAATTTAGGTAAACCTCTTGCTAAAGGAGAATTGCCTGCTGTATGGAAAGAACACGCAACTCAAATTTTTGGTAATCCAAATACTCCTATGACAGAACAAAATCAAAAAGCAGTTTTAACAGGTATGGTTAAAAAATGGGCTGACGAAGGGTTACAACCTTATGAAATTGCTGCTAAATGGAATAGTGGTAGTAATAAAGGTTGGGAAAATAAAGTAGGCACAACTACAGTAAATGGAAAACCTTTAAAATACGATACTCCTAGCTATGTAAAAGAAGTAGATAATTTGTTTCGTCAATTTTCTCGAAATATTCCTCAAAGTGTTTCAACAGAACAACCAGTTGCTCAAGCCTTTGATATTCCTGAAGTTAAAGAAGTAAACAAATTAGGCAGACTACAATCGGAGGCACAACAAGCTCAAGCAGAATCTAAAAAAGCAAATTCATTCTTGGGTAAAGCTGGTAATTTTGGTAAAGCATTAGCAGAAAATTTAATTTCTTCTGAAATAGGTTTGGGTAAAACATTGCAAAAAGTTTATCATAATCAATCCGAAACTTACACTAAACTAATACAAGATGTTTCAAACCAACAAACTAATTTAATAAAAGCTATAAAAGAAAAAGAAGCAAAGCAAGGAGATACAACTTCACTTAAAAGAATTTATAATGATAATCTAAAACAACTTGCAGAGCTTAACAAAAATCTCGCAGAAGAAACTAACTTGCCTTCAACTGGTAAAGTGGTAGGTCAATTAGGTGGTACTGCTTTAGATATTTTAACTGCTGGAGCTGGTAGTAAAGCATTGAAATCAGGTAAACTTGCAACAAAATCTCCTGTTATACAAAAAGTAGCTACAGCAACAGGTTTACCAGAATTAGGTAAATTAGCAACTCAAAAAGCAGGAGGATTATTAACAAAACAAGGATTGAAAAACATAGGAACTGGAGCAGGTATAGGTTATGCAAGTGATGTATCTATGGGCTTACAAGGACTTCGTGGAGAAGACAGAGAAGGAGCTAAGGCTTTAATTCCTGGACTTGGAACTGCTATTGGAACTACCTTGCCTGTTGTATCTGAAAGTGTGCAAACATATAAAAATTTAACTGACCCACAAATCAAAGCACAAAGAGTAGGCAACGCTATAAATGAACTGGAGTCTAAATATACAGAATGGTCTAGTGGAACAAAGCCAGGTAAAAAACTTGTAAACCAGTTTGGAAAGAAAACTGAAGCACTAAACAAAGCTGGCACAATAGGCAGAGAACCACAAAGAGTTCTAGCTGAAAAAGGTATTGTACCAGAACTTAACGGAGTAAAATTTAACACATTCCAACAAGCAGATGATTTTAGAAATTCTGCATCTTCTTTGCGTGAAGCTAATAAGCTGGCATTAAAAGAGGCACAGCTTTCTACTGTGCCAACAGACATAAACGTATTAGAAGCTAGAGCGTTGAAAGAAGCGAAAACTCCGCAAAATGTAAATGCTGGTCGTTTTGATAAAATGGCAAAAGACATTAAGAAAGAATTTGCAATACTTCGTAAAAATTACCCAGACGGCAAGATACCACTTGGGTTACAAGATGATATTAAATCAGCACGTTGGGATAATGTCTTTAAGAATAAAGGGCTTGTAGAAGCTGATATGCTAAAGAAAGATAGTGAGTATGCTATTGCTAAAGCCTTTCAAAAGAACATAGAAGAAGTTGCAGAAAGTGCAGGAGCTGAAGATGTTGCACAACTTAATCGTGAGATAGGTGACATTATGGATGCTTCTAAATTCCTTGAAAGTCTTGATGGAAAAGTATTAAAAGGCGGTAGACTTGGTAAGTTTGTTGGAACGCTTATAGGTTCTTCACTTGGTCAAACTATTCCTGGTAAAATTCTTGGAGCAATAGGTGGAAACATAGTAGCTGACCAACTCATAAAGTCATCTGTAACAAGTCCCGTAAGACGAGCGATACTAAAAAGACTTGAAGCTCAAGACCCAGAAGCATATCAAATGACTCTTAAATGGTTAGCAGAGCAGGACAAACTTCGTACCACAAGACTTGCATTGCCACCAGCGAGCCCTCTCGGAAGTTCTAGAAACCCTATAATAACCCCAGTGCCAAAAACACCTACAACGTATGAAGCTCCTGCACAGAAGATAAACAGACAAAAACCAAATCCACTATTACAACTTTCAGCTCCGAAGAAAAATAGTGCAACTGGGATACCTATTGCACTGCCAAAATCTGTGAGAGAGTTAAATTCTGGGATAAACGAAGTAAAAAATGCAAAAATTAAAAATCCATCTGACAGGAGAAAGAATATAAAATTACAATAAATTAGTCAAAATCTCCCCTCCACCAACAAACTAATCCTGCAATAATCAATGTAATTACTATGCTCATATAAACAAACAATAAGATAAATAAAAATAAAAGTCAATAAAACTATGGAAGACGCAAAAAATCAAACATCAATAGATATAAAAACTCCTGACGGAAAGGTTTTGACGATTGTTTCCAAACAAGGTAAAGATGGATATACACCAATAAAAGGTAAAGATTATTTTGACGGAGATAAGGGAGAACCTGGTAAAGACTATATTTTAACTGACAAAGATAAAAAAGAGATAGTAAGTAAAATTGAAATACCAGTTGTTGAAAAGATAATTGAAAAAGTTGAAACTATAATTGAAAAACCTATAACTATTGATAAAACTAAAACTGTCATCAAAGAAATTTCAAAGTACGAAGACGCAGACACTATTGCCACAAAACTTAATACTCTTTCAAAAGTTATTGATTTCAAAGTAATCAAGAATTTCCCTGACTTTTCAAATAACGGTGGAAGTGGTTTGAATACAGTCTTTACAGATGGCACTACTATAACTGGTAATGGTTTAGCTGACAATCCTTTACGAGTTATTGAAACAGGTGGAAATACTGAATGGGGAGAAATTACAGGCACACTTTCAAATCAAACAGATTTACAAACTGTCTTAGACACAAAAGCAACTAAAAACTTTGCAATTGCTATGGCTTTAGCTTTAGGTTAAAATAAATATAATGAAACTACAAATTACAACATACTCCTTCAACGCCACAGCAAAAACAGTAACCTTTACTGACTACACTACTATTAGACTAGATAGTATTTTACTTATCACCAATACAACGGATAATATTATTGTGTATAACTTTGCTGACCCATTACTAGGTGGCACAGTTTCAAACAATGTACTTACTCTAACTTACGATACTTTTTCAATGAGTGATGGAGATAGTCTACAAATCTTTTATGATGATAGTGCAGTTCAACCATCTAACGCAGAACTTCAAACAACACTTAATTCACTAACTGAAACTCTACAAGAATTAACAGGAAGACTTACAGTATTAGCAAGTATGGCGAACTCAGGAGCACCTGCTTTAAGAGTAGCCCCAATATCTTCAGTATCAACAGCAGTAACAGGTTCGGTAACAGCAACAGTAGCGAGTACAGTAGTTAGTTCACTTACAAACTTTGGAACAGGTGTACCAGCTAACACAGTAGCATGGTCACAACAAAATTTAACAGCAACATTAGCAAATATTAACAACGCAACAGCGTAAAACAAAATGGCAGAGACCCAAAACAATGTACCAATATTAAATAGAAAAGAATGGCAAACAATGATGCCAGCAGTTACAACTACTGGAGCAGGTATGTTTGTAGTATCAGGAACGTCAGCAAATAGAAGATACACATTATATATGGCTTCAGCAACAGTTCATTATTTATATGACCATCAAGCAGATGACTGGCTACCTATTGCTTCAGGTGCTTTTGGTGGAACTTTTGGAGCTGGTGCTTGTGGAGCACACTTGCCTTGGTCAATAACTTTTACAGCAACAGGTGGAACTACAACTACTTTAACTGTTAATGCAGCAACTCATAACATAAATGGAAACGTAGTAGGAGATGAAATAGAATTTCTATCTGGTACAGCAGGCAACATAGGACAACGTAGAACTATCACTGCAATAGAAACAAATATAGGAACTGGAACAATAACTATTACATTTAACGCAGCACCTAATAGTGTAGCAAACAACGACACCTTTAGAGTTTCATCAGGTTCTTTCTTTGTGTTAGTTCCTGGAACTCTTTCAGCTACAACATTCAAAAGATACGACATAGCTACTGGAACTTGGAATACTTTAACAAGCACAGGTTTATCAGCTACTTGGGGTACTGATGGAAGACTTGTAAGTCCTTACTTACGTACAGACTCTTATGATTCAGGAACAGCTACAAGTGGAAGTTCTACAACTTTAGTATGTACAGGTAAGGGTTGGACAAATGACCAATGGATTAACTATCAAGTTAGAATAACTGGTGGTACTGGTGTAGGTCAAAAATCAAGAATTACTGATAACACATCAGATACCTTAACATTCGCAGCTGGAGCAACAATAGATGCAACATCTACTTTCGTAATTGAAGGAGATGAAAACGCTTTATATGCTTTAGGAAACAACGCAGTAACAATGTATAAATATTCTATCTCAGCTAATACTTGGGCAACAGTATCTCCAACAGTAGCTAGAGCAGGTGCTCCTATTGCAGGTATGAGTGCAGACTGGATAGGAGAAACAGGAGATAGTAATTGGGCAGATATTACAGACATTAAAGACGGAAGATATATTTACTCATTAAGAGGTGGTACTTCGGTGATAGATAGATTTGATATTTCAGGAGGAACAAATGGAGCAGGAGCTTGGACAGCAGTAACATATCAACCATCATTAACTACTTTTGCAACTGGAGATTCAACAGAATGGTCAGGACAATACTTATATATTGCTAAAGAAGGAACAGCAGCAATTCCACAAAGAATTTATAAATATGATTTAATAGGCAACACAGTTTTACCAGTTACAACTGATTGGTATTTAGGAGGTGCAGCAGTATTAGGTAATAAGATGTGGATTAAAAATTTATCAACTACTGGAACAATAAAATGGTTATACATTTTACAATCCACTTCAACAACCCTTAGAAGAATAATGTTATTTTAATTATGGAAAAAGACGCTGAAATACTTTTAAATATAGAAACAAATGAAAAACTAGAAGAAATTAGTAAAAATACTGAAGCATCTTTACTATCTCAAGATGAAACTAAAGAAGCAATAAAAGAATTGCAACCATCTCTCGATGCTAATTTGATTCAATCGATAGAAAATACAGAAAAAATCGTAGAAGCAGTTGAAAAATCGTCTTCAGTTTCGATAGAAATTAAAGGAGCTGATATTATTAAATATAAAGGAGAAAAAGGGGATAAAGGAGACAAAGGAGATAGCCCAACAAAAGAAGAAATAACTGGACTTATCGAACCCTTAATTCCTACAGAAGAAGATTTAGTTAAAATCATAGAACCTTTAATTCCTGAACCTATCAAAGGAGAAGACGGACAAGATTATATCTTAACTGAAAAAGACAAAAAAGAAATTGCACAATCTATTAAAGTACCTATTGTAGAAAAAGTTATAGAAAAAACAGAGGTTATTCGTGAAACACCTATCACAATAGACAAGACTAAAACTGTAGTAAAAGAAGTTGCTAAATACGAAACTGCAAAAGAGATAGCTAAAAAACTAAATACTCTTACTAAAGAAATTGATTTTAAGGTTATAAAAAACTTTCCTGATTTTTCTAAAAATGGAGGTAGTGGATTAAACACAGTTTTTACAGACGGAACTACAATATTAGGTAATGGACTTGCTGATAATCCTTTACGAGCTGTAGGCGGAGGCGGTGGAGCAGTAGACTCTGTAAACGGTCAAACTGGCGTAGTAGTTTTAGACGCAGACGATATAGACGATACTTCAACAACTAATAAATTCGTAACAAGTGCAGACCTTACTAAACTTTCTAATCTTTCAGGAACTAATACAGGCGACCAAACATCTATTGTAGGGATTACTGGAACAAAAGCAGAATTTGATACAGCAGTAACTGACGGAAACTTCTTATACGTTGGAGATATAACTCAATATACAGATGAGATGGCACAAGATGCAGTAGGAGGAATATTAACCAATAGCACATTTATCAACCTTACTTATTCAGATGCAACTCCATCTATTACAGCTTCATTAAACGCTACTGGTACGCCTTCTTCTTCTACATATCTTCGAGGAGATAATACTTGGGCAACTATAGGAGGTGGTGGAGATGTTACAAAAGTAGGAACTCCAGTAAATAACCAAATAGGCGTATGGACTGGCGACGGAACAATAGAAGGGACATCAGGTTTAACTTACGATGGTTCAAATCTTCTTTTAACTGGAGATTTAGGTTCAACAGGAAGTAGAATTACAAAAGGTTGGTTCACAGATTTACAAGTAACTAACGCAATAGCAGGTAGTATTACAGGAAATGCAGGGACTGTAACTAACGCAACGCTTACCACTGCTCTAACAGTAAACACAGGAACAGTAACATTAGTTGGTAATGTAGCAAACACTTCTGTGTTAACAATAGGTGCTGGTGCAGTATCAGTTTCAGGCGCTAACACAGGTGACCAAACAATAACAAACTCATCTGATGCAACTTCTCACACAGTAACACTCTCTGCTTCAGGAGGTAGTGTTCAACTTATAGAAGGCTCAAACATAACTCTTACAACAGGTGGAACAGGTAGTGCAGGAACTGTAACAATATCAGCTTCAGGTGGAGGTCTAGCTTGGGGTAATTCAATCTCAGGAACTACAGCAGACGGTGTAACTCTTACAATGTCTAATTCTGCTAATGACGGAGCTAGTGCTTTAAAACTTATAGCAGATAATACACAAACTAACCAATCAGCTTTAGCAAACTTGCAATTAGGAACTTCAGGAAATGTTCAAGGACTTTTAATTCAAGGAACAGGTTCTACAACTGTAGGAGCAGTTGGAACAGGTAAAAATCATCTTTCTTTATGGGCTAATGTAGATACAAGTAATGTTAATGTTTTATCTATTGCAAATGGAACTGCCTACACACAAACACTAAGAATACTTGCTAACGGAGCAATAATAGATGATGCAGGAACAAATACACTACCTAGTAACTACGCTTTAAATTATGATGTTGGTGATATAGGAGCAAGTAATAGAGCAATATTACGAGCAATATTTGGAAATACTCAAACCAACGCTGGTTTATCAGGTGTAAAATTTTCTGTAGGAACATCAGGTAAAGTAAGTGGAGGTTATGCACAAGGAACATTTAGTACAGATTATGACTTTACTACAGGTGGAGTAGGATGGGCAGCTCACGGTAATACTGCTTCTCAAAATACAGCTGCGTTTTTAGCAGGTAATGAAACTTCATTTACAAGAAGATGGTCTGTATCAACAGCAGGTCAAACAGTACAAGATTTAGCAATAACTACTGTAAGTGCTAATTTTGTAACCTTACCTAACTCAGTAACCTCAGCTAAAGCAGGTTATGAAGTAACATTAGGGAATACACAAGCTAATAGTCCTTATGGATTCCTAGCTAACGTAGGAACTTCTGCAAAAGTAACAGGAGCTATGATTAAAGGAACTTTCGGAACAGCTACTACAGGATTAACTTCAGCATTTACAGCTTGGGGTAACACAGCAGCACAAGCTACTCGAGCTATTGCAATAGGGAATGGAACATCTTTTACAGAAACAGCATTTATAAATACAGATGGGAATGCAACATTAGCAACACTAACAACTACAGGGAACATAGAACTAGGACACGCTTCTGATACAACCATTTCAAGAGTTAGTGCAGGTCTTATAGCTGTAGAAGGAAACAACGTAGCTAGAAGTACAGACGTACAAATCTTCACTTCAACTGGAGCTAATACTTGGACAAAACCTGCTAATGCTAAATGGGTAGAAGTTACCTTAATAGGTGGCGGTGGCGGTGGGGGGTCAGGAAGAAAAGGAGCTTCTTTATCTGAAAGACTTGGTGGAGGCGGTGGAGGTGGAGGTGGGTATTCTAGTAAAATTTTTCCATCTGCATCTTTAGGTTCAAGTGAAACTGTTACAGTTGGAGCTGGAGGAGCTGGAGGAGCATCGCAAAGTACAAATTCTACAGATGGCAACATCGGAACAGCAGGAGGTAATACTTCTTTTGGTTCTTGGTTGGTTGCTACAGGGGGAGGTGCTGGTAATGCAGGTACAGACAGTGCAGTTTCAAGTAGTGCTGGAGGAGCAGGAACTTTTTACCCTCAATTCTCTGGGGGTGGGGCGTATGTTGATGCTGGAGGAGACATAGGTTTAGGAGCACCACTCCCTAATAGTATTGCAGATAATAATGATTTTGAATTTATTGCAGGAGGCGGAGGTGGGGGGGGGATGGATGTTTTAAATACAGTTTTTGCTGGAACAGATGGTGGTTGGGGTAGTCAAATAAAAGATGGAACTGGTTACGCAGGTGGTACAGGTGGAAGTGATGCAGTTGGTGGAAGTGGCACAGCGGTCACAGCAAGCACTCTTTATGGTGGTGGAGGTGGAGGTGGAGGTGGAGGTAGACACGCAGGAGGAAACGCTTACGCAGGTGGTGATGGAGGTATTTATGGAGCTGGAGGCGGAGGAGGAGGAGCTTCAACAGACTCTGTAGGTAATTCAGGAGCTGGAGGTAATGGAGCAAATGGTATAGCAATAATAACTACCTATTTTTAAATTATATGGGTATATTTTCAGAAAAAAAGAATTAGGAGAAGTAATGGTTTTGAGTACTAAAACAGAAGCTGAAAAAATATTAGACGAAAGTAATAAGTGTAGAACAATAATATGGACGAAAAAGATAAAAAACATTTTGAAGACTTAATAACAAAAGCAGTTCAATCTGGTAAGCAGGAAACTAGTGGTCTTGTAGATTTAGTTATTCATAAAATAGAGCCAGCTATTAAAGATAGTATGGATAAAAACTTTAATGGTAAAATGGGTCGTTTTGACCAAAAACTGTCTGACCATATTAATAGTTTTAATGAATTTAAAGTTGAAATCAAAACTATTCTTGCAGATAAAGATTTAAGAGTAACATCTTTAGAAAAAGGTAAAATTCAAATATGGACAGCTATCAGTATGTTATTAGTGTTTGGAAGTGTTATAATAACCTTATCTATTATGGCAATAGATTCTAAAATAGAAAAAGGTTTTAAGAGTAAAGAAGTTCAAGATTTGATTTATAAATCGGTCGAACAAACATTATTAGATAACGTAAATAAAATAGAATATGAAAAATAAATTAAAAGGAAAAGTTAATATCACATTAAAAAAACCAGCACCAGCTCGTCGCCCAAATATTAAAAAAACAGCGTAATAAAATGATAAAGATATTAGTTCTTAAAAATGACAGGTTAGATACAAAAAACTCTTTCTTAAAAGCAAAGAACTTTTTCAAAGAGCAAGGTATTGAAGTTTCATTCTTTCAAAAAGAAGTAAATGAGTTAGTTTCACTTCACCCTCAAATAACTAGAAATGGTTTTGATACTAAAACAGGCAAACCAACCACAATACATTTAATGGCTTTAGATTTAGCTACTGTAAATAACGCTAAGAAATATAAGACTGATGAATATGATATAGTTATGTTCTCTTATGATAGTGAGCAAGTACCACAAAAATTAATGTCTAATGAAGCATTTTGCTCTTGGACAAGACCTGATTTTATAGAATTATTAACCAATCAATATGCAATAGATAAAGATGAACAATGGATTACGATTGCTCACGAATTAATGCACTGGTTTTGCTATAATTTAGGTAATAAAGGAATTATAGTTCAAGATAAAATGGACACATTTTTTGAAAACAATAACCCATATTCAAAGACTGGAAATTTTGCTCAAACTTTAGCTAATATAAAACCTTTTATTAATCGTCTTTATAGAAACTATATTCCAACAGTAATAATCACTCGCAAAACAGATACAGGAAACGAAACTTTAGGCGAATTAGTTTTTGAAGATTTCAAATGCTTAACTTTAGAAAGAGCTTGGAAAAATAATCAATCAAATATTTCTTGTATTCCTAAAGGAGAGTATTTAGTTAAAAAAACATTTTCACCTAAGTTCTTAAAATATACTTATGAAGTCCAGAAAGTCCCTAAAAGGTCAGGAATTAGATTTCATAGTGCGAATTATTGGTTTGATTTAAATGGTTGTATAGCTCTAGGAACTGGGTATAAAGACTTAAACAACGATAAAGAAACTGATATAATTAATAGTAGGGCGACAATTAAGCAATTCGAAACCCTATTACAAGGTAAAGACTTTAAATTAATTATAAAATGAGAGGATACAGAGTATTAAAACCAAATAAAAAATACGAGATAGAATACTTTACAGAAGATAAAAAAGAAAGGTATCTAAATCGTATGATTATAATAGATACATTATTAGTGGTCGCTTTAATCGTAATATTTTTTATAGTAAAATGAGTAAATTAACACAAAATTTTTCTTGGAATAAAGAAATCAAAAGTTTCGTAATTACCTTCTTAGTTACTTTCTTTATGGTTATCTCTTCCGAGATAGACAGTTTTACACTTGACTCTTTCAAAGATGGTGCATACTTGGGTATAATTTTTGGTGCTGTTCGAGCAGGAGTAAAAGCAGTTATAGAATTGTTTATACTAATGTTTAGCAAAAAATAACCATCGTCTTTTTGGTTTAGTGATGTTATTGACCTTTCTTGTGCTTTACTGGAGAGAACGACAGGTATAAAAGAGCTATCACAAGTTGGTAGCTTTTTTATTTGATTTGCGATATAATAAATCTATTATTAACTTGGCACTGAAAGGGTACTTATTCTGCCAAGTGTAAGTACCCTTTTGGTTTAAAAACAAATGAAAAAATGTGAAATTTGTAGAAAAGAATTTAAGAATATCACAAGTCAGAGATATTGTATAGATTGCAAGAGTAAAGCTTATTTAAACAGAAAAAGAGCTTGGAGAAAAAATAATCCCGATAAGGTTAAAAATATCGCAGAAAATTATCGTATAAAAAATACTATTAAATTAAAAGAATATTCTGAAAAATATCGGAAAGAATATTCTGAAAAATATCGGAAAGAATATTACATAAAAAATAAAACGAAAATAATTAAACATATAAATACTTATAATAAATTGAAAGATTTTGGTTTATATTCGGTATATTGGGGTATGATAAGAAGGTGTAAATATCCAAGTCATCATAAGTATAAATATTATGGTGGTAAGGGAATTAAAGTAATATGGAAAACATATCAAGAATTTAAAAATGATATGTATGATGATTATGTAAAACATTTAAGAAGGTATGGGAAATATAATACAACGATAGATAGAATATCTAACAGTGGTAATTATTGTAAAGAAAATTGTAGATGGGCAACTTACAGGGAACAAGCTAATAACAAAGGGTAACTTATCCACACAATTTATTTACTTTATTAAAATAAAAGTTCATACTTATTGTAATGCCAGTTCACTTTGCCAGATTGGCAGTGCACACAAAAAAAAACAAAACGGTAGCCTCTCCCATTTACTTAAGGTTAGGTAAATGCGTATATAATAGAATAATGGCTTTTCTTTTTTAAATAAAACAATATCAATTACACACTACTAGACGGCAAAGCGAGGATTAAGCACCTTTCGACTTAGGTGCTTTTTCTTTTATTTAGTATAATTAAATTGATAGAGTTCCTTAACAATTAAAAAAATAAACTATGATACCTACAGAAAGATTTGTCTTTATGACAAAGTGTAGATTTTGTAATTATGATACAGAACATTTCGTTGATTTTGTTTTGTATAATAAAAACACTCACAAGGTAACTTACAACGTTACTTGCTCATTTTGTTACGACGAAGCTATTGCTTCAGGAAGCGACCAGTATTTTTATATTAGATGTGAATGTACCCCACAAGAATGGAATAATTTTACACCAATAGAGTATGAACCAAATTTAAATTGAGATGAAAACTGGAATTTGCCCTAAGTGTATGGAGATAAAAGAGCTAACAACGCATCATTTATTTCCTCGTCGGTTCTATGGAACAAAACAAAATAAAAAAGTTTTGCTTATCTGTCGAACTTGCCACAATAGTCTTGAAACATTTATTCCACAAAAGGAAAAAATGCCTGACAAATTTTATTCTAGTATTGTAGAATTATTTTTAGCAGTAAAACCAGAACCTAAGTTTTGGTAGAATACAAAAGAAGCTAGACTTGTTTTAGCTTCTTTTTTATGCTAATCTCTTTTTAATTATTTCTATGTATTCTGGTTCTTTTTCTATGAGGATGAAGTTTCTGCCTGTATTCTTACAAGCCACGCCAGTTGTTCCACTACCTGCACAGTTATCTAGTACTAGGTCATCTTCGTTGGTATATGTCTTGATGAGATATTCAAAGAGGGCTACTGGTTTTTGGGTTGGATGAAGACCTCTTTCTTTATTAAAATCTAATACACTTATAGGAAATCTTTTACCCTCTGACTTACTTATATAAGTTGTATCAAAATTTTTCATATATGTATCATTTTGTTTAGAACTTCTTGCTGATGAATAAGACTTAAAACCTTCTCGCATTTGTGGATTATATGTTGGTGTTTTCTTATAAAAAACAAGTATGTTCTCGTGAATCTTCATTGGGTTATGACGAGCATTTAGAAAGTTTGAAGCTTGATCTTTTTTCCAAATCCACTCATACCTCAAAAGATTTAAATTACTTACACCTAATACTTTATCAAAAGGTAGTTGAGCTGTTAAAACTATTGCACCATTATTTTTTATAATTCGCTCGTATTCACTCCAAAGTAAATTTAATGGAATAATACTATCCCATTTATTCCTTGTAGTGCCATAAGGTAAATCACAAAGTATCATATCGATACTCTTGTCGGGTATATTTTGCATCTCAATTAAACAATCCCCTTCAATAACTTTATTTATTAGATTTTCCATATACAAATATTATATCATAAAATTGTATTTATTCCTTTTTTATGCTTTACTATTATTGTCTTGTTTTCATACTTCAAAACATTTTTTTAAGTGAAAAGGCAACTCTAACTGGGTTGCTTTTTCTAATTATATGTTATAATAAATCTATGCAATCACTAGAATGGTTTAAAAACAGAATAGGCAAAAGAATATTCCGAGACGCTTACAAATGCTGTTCTACTTGTGATGAAATTTTTGAAAAAGGACTTATAATAAATAGTCAAGAACACGCAGAAGCTCTATACCACACTCAAAATGATTTTAAACAAGACGGACGAATAATGAATTATAGAGATATAAAATAGTTGCATTTTTATTGACAATATGCTAGTTTTATTATGTTCCTTAATGGAGCTAGACCTTAGCGATAAGGAATAAACATCTTAAAATTGCAATTTAAAACACATCTCAAAATTAGGGATGTGTTTTTGTATTTGACTTATCCACAGTTTAGATTTGTGCTTTTTATTTTATATTTGGTATAATATTTATGTTAGCTTATTGCTGACGGCGAGTGTCTCACTTTTAATAAAGCAAAACCTTTTGGGAAGTGAGTGAATGGAGTAATCTATTCGTTCACTCGCCAAAGGGTTTTTTCTTTTTAGAAAAGACAAGTCCACCCCATAGCGTATGATACGCTCCCTCAGGACTAAAATAATTAGTAGGGCATATCAACTAATTGACACAATGGCTCCGTAGTTAAGAACTTTGAAAATTGAATAGAAAGTATCTGAGGGGAGTAGTTGCAACACGACATATTGTAAGTCTTCTGATGAAGTATTTATGCGGACTCCCTCCAAATGTTTTTTATTTAATTTTGCTCTTTACATTTTAATATCTCTCTCAAAACACTATCTTTTAAAGAGTGCAAAGAGAAAACCACCTAACAAGTTTCGACTTAACTATGGTGAATTGGAGAGATTAGGGGTTGGGGTTAGTATTGCATTTAGTATTACAATTTATTATAATTAAGATATGAAGAATTACAAAAAGAAACCAAGTAAATTATTGCAAATTAGATTAAGTGAAAAAGAATATAAACAAGTTATAGAGTTTATAAAAAGATTTAATGTTACACAAAGAGAATTTATATTATCTGTGGTGAATGAATTAGAAGAGGCAAAAGTAGTTCGTGGTGGATATTTTTGGGAATCTAATCAGCAATATGCTTATTCACACAAACATAAATATGATAAACAATTATCTAGTGAATCAAAGTGTGAACTATGTGGAAATGGAAGAACTGAATTTGTTGGAAGTATGGTTAGACACCATCATTATGGATATGAAGGAGATAATGCTTATAAAGTAAATATTGTTTGCAATAAATGTCATGGACAGTTAAGTGGCAAAAAATGGAAAGGGAAAGAATGGGAATATGTAAAAGTAAATTGGGGAAAGTTATAAGAAAACGGTCGAAACTTTCTTGGAATTTATTTTTAGTAGATATGTTAAAATTAATAGAGAAAAAATAGAATGATAGTATTTGGATTATTATGGTACGGATTTGAAGAACTAATTTATTGGCTCTGGTGGGCAATATCAGGCAAAGAGTTAGACTTCTATGAAAAGGTAAGTTGGGCTCAAAGAGTTTTTTGGACAGGATTATTATTAATTATTATATATTATGGAATTAAATAAATATGTTTGTAAAAAATGCAAAAAAGAAAGTATCTGTAATAAACCAACACAATATACTAATTGTCCTTGTGGGGGTGATTTAGTGGAATTAAATAAAAAATATAAAATAATATATGCAGACCCAGCTTGGAGTTATAATGACAAAATGGGTAATGATAGTGCTTTTATGTCTGCTACGAGTGCGTACCCAACTATGTCCCTTGAAGATATTAAGAATCTAAAAGTAAAAGATATAACTGATACAGATTGTGTTTTATTTTTATGGGTAGTTTCTCCGTTACTTCCTGAAGCATTTGAAGTTATAACAGCGTGGGGTTTTAAATATACTACTATCGGCTTTGTGTGGAGTAAGAAACATAAAAGCGGAGTGCCAGTCTCAAATATGGGTCGGTGGACTATTAGGAGAAAAAATATTTGATGGCTGGGACACTTGGGGTAATGAAGCTAAAAATAATATAGAATTATGATATGCTCTCAATACAAGACATAATAAAAC